GGTTTCACCAGCAGATCGGCCCGTGGCATCACTTCATCGACTTTTTCGAGGCGTCGGGCGAGAGCGCGGCGTTCTACGCGCACCAGCTTCAAGAGCTGGCGAGCGAGCGCGGCTACGTGTACGGCACGCACTACGTGCCGCACGACGCGAACGTGGCCGACTGGAGCATGGGCGAGAACCAGACCAGGGCGCAGGTGCTGGAAGGGCTTGGACTCAAGCCTCTGTCGGTGGTACCGCGCATCGCCAATGTGACGGACGGGATCGAAATGGTGCGTCAGGTGCTGCCGCGGTGCCGGTTCGACCGGGTGCGCTGCGGCGAGCGGGTGCCGGGCTCGGGCCGGGGCGGGTTGCCGAGCTTGAGGGCCTATCGAAAGGCCTACAACGAGAAGGCGCAGGTCTACAGCCAGGTGCCATATCACGATTGGAGCTCCAACGCGGCGGACGCCTTCCGGCAGTTCGCCCAGGGCTATGAGCCGGCACGGCGGCGCGTGGAAAAGCGCGACACGGGCCGGGAAGCAGCACGCACACCGAGGTGGATGACCGCATGAGCAGCGTGGCAAGGATCACGGACACGGGGCGGGTCGGCGACCTGCGCGTGTCGTTCGGATTCGAGAGGTTCGAGGGCCGGCCGCAGCCGCACATGCTGCTTTCGGCGGTGAATCGACCGCAGGCGATGGCCGCGGTGCCGCTGAAGCTCATGTACCTGTTCGATCCGGACGACCGTGACGAGTTCGGTCAGCCGAAGTGCGCGGCCGAGGTGCGGCGCGTTGCGAAAGCGCTGTACGGGGCCGAACCGACGCGAAACGAGGTCTACCGGGTGATGGACGCGATCCAGAACTTCATGACGGACCTGAAAAACATGCCGCCGCCATCGACGTGGCGCGATCCGACCACGCTGGAGCAGGCTTTGGCGGTCAAGGGCTACGACATCATCCGATGAGCACAATCATCAACATCGAGGCCGACCACGACGCCACGGCGTTGGTGTTGGACTCCGGCGACCGCTTTGCGCGCGAGGGCCGGAAGCCGCGGAAGAAGAAGCCACGTGACGAGGCGCAGGAGCTGCTGCGCAAGCTCAACGGGTGGTGGGACGAGGCGCGAGAGTTCCACGCCGCGAACCGGCGCGAGCAGCTCAAGGACGCGGATTTCTACGACCACCACCAGATCGACCCGGATCACGCGAACGTGATGCTGGACCGCGGGCAGATGCCGTCGGTCTACAACCTGGTGGCGCTGGCGATTGACTGGCTGCTTGGGACCGAGCGGCGCACGCGGATCGAAGGGAAGATCCACCCGCGCGGGCCGGAGGACACCGAGCCGGCGCTGGCGAAAGAGCAGGTGATGAAGTACGTGGACGACGCGAACTTCGCCGGGTTCGAGCGGAGCAAGGCGTTCGCACACGCGGCGAAGGTCGGGGTCGGCTGGCTGGAAGAGTGCGTGGTGCAGAATCCCGGCGTGGAGCCGATTGCGCGCCGTCACGTCGACTGGAAACAGATGTGGTGGGATCCGTTTTCGCAGCGGCAGGACCTGAGCGACGCCCGCTACATCACCCGGCGCAAGTGGCTGGACCTGGACTATGCACAGGCCATGTGGCCCAAGCACGCGGCGTCGATCGAGGCCCAGGCGCGGCAGGCGACCGAGTTTGACCTGAGCGATTCCGACGACCTGGCGGACCTGCCGGCGCTGTTCATCAACCGCGACTGGCGGTCGCAGAACGACACCGGGGCCACGATCTTCGGCTCGGCTGCGGTGGACAGGCAGTTCCGCCGCCGAGTGCCGGTGAACGAGACCTGGTACAAGAAGCCTGTCCCGGTGCAGACGATGGCGAGCCTGGACCCGGACATGAACGGTCAGGAGTTCGACCAGACCAACCCGGCACACGCGGAAGCGGTGCAGGCCGGGCTGGTGACGTTGATCGACGGCGTGGCCGAGCGGGTGTTTGTGGCGTTCTGGATCAAGGGGCTGGTGCTGGACGACCGGCCGAGCCCGTACCGCCACCAGCGCTACCCTTTCACCGCGATCTGGGCCAAGCGCGAGGACCGCACCGGGCTGCCGTATGGGTACATCCGCGGGATGCGGGATGCACAGGTGGACTACAACAAGCGACGCAGCAAAGCGCTGTGGCTGCTGTCGGTCAACCGCCTGATCTTTGAGGAGGGCGCGATCGACAAGGCGGACGAGGACGAGGTGCTGGACGAGGCCGCGAGGCCGGACGCCCGGATCCGCGTGGCGAAGAATGCGTTGGCTGAGAACCGGGTGAAGTTCGAGTGGGGCGCGGATATGGCGTCGGGGCAGATCGCCCTGATGGAACAGGCCAAGAATCACATCCTGGAAGGCTCGGGGATCACGAAAGAGAACCTGGGGCAGGACTCGAACGCGATCAGCGGCCGGGCGATCCTGGCGAAGCAGCAGCAGGGCGCGGTCAGCACAGCGGAGCTTTTCGACAACTACCGCTTCGCGATCCAGTGCAGCGGTCAGAAGGTGCTGAGCCTGATCGAGCAGTACATGAGCCTGCCCAAGCGGCTGCGGATTCTAGGCCCGAACGGGAAAGTGGACTGGCTGATCGTCAACGAGCCGCAGATCGACCCGATGACGGGCGAGGTTTTTTTCGCCAACGACCTGAGCGAGAGCCTGGCCGATTTCGTGGTGGACCAGCAGGACTACCGCGAAACCATGCGGATGGCGATGGCCGAGCAGCTTTTCGAGGTGCTGGGCAAACTGCCGCCGGAGGTCCAGATCAACTTGCTGGACATTGCGGTCGAACTGACCGATCTGCCGAACCGCGACGAGCTTGTCGCCCGGATCCGGCAGCTCAACGGGCATCGGCCGGCCGGCGAAGAGCCGACGGCCGAGGAACAGGCACTGGACGCCGAGCGAGCCGCAGCAGAGCAGCAGGCTCAACAGGCAGCCGCCGAGCTGGACATGCAGGAGCGTGGGGCACGCATCCGAAAGGACCTGGCGACAGCGGCACGGCAGGAAGCCGAGGCGAAGCGTATCGGCGTGCAGGGCCGGCGGGCGGCGATTGAGACGGCAGACCTACTCAACGCCGCTTTGCCGTTGGCCCCGGCCGCTGACCGACTCTACGAGGCTCCACAACAGACGATGGAAGAGGAAACACGATGAGCACTGACACAGAAACCCCGGGCCAGCCCGACGAAATCAACGTGGCTGACACCCACACGATCACCCCGGCCGAACAGGCCGCGCTGAACGCGCAGACGAAAGACGGCGACGGGTTCGCCGGCGAATCCGCGGGTGAGTTTGCCGTGACGCCTGACCCCGAGCCCGCGCCCGAGCCGGTGGCGACGACATCGGCGGCTGCGCAGGAACCCGCTGCGACGGTGGCTCCTGCACAGGTGTGGCCGACGCCGATGGAGGTGCCGGCCGCGCCCAAGGACTTCGATGCGGGCTTTGCCGCGCTGGATCAGCAGTACGAGGACGGCGACCTGGACGATGCCGCCTACAACAAGGCCTACCGAGCGCTTTCGGTTGAGCAGGCCCGCTACGAAGGACAGGCGGCGGCGATCAAGGCGCACAACGACAGCATCCAGGTGCAGCAGCAGGCAGCCTCGGCGGCGACGTTCGACCAGGCGGCAGCCGCGTGGACCAAGGCGAACGCCGAGTTCATGGGCAACCCGATCCGCGCAAGGGCCATGCAGGACGCGATCAACATGCTGGACACGCAGACGGGCCGTTCGCTCGACCCGACCGAGCTTTTGCAGCAGGCCGGGCAGATTGCGATGGACGCCTACGGGTGGACGACGAAAGCCCCAAGCGCTCCGACGCCGGCCCCGGTGGCGCAGCGCGTGGCCGGGCGGATGCCGAACATGGCGGCGGTCCCGCGCACTCTGGGCGATGCCCCGACTGCGGGCGTCGATACGCCGGCAAGCAGCTTCGCGCACCTGGATGGTGCCGACACGCTGGCGCTGGAGGCCGCGGTTGCTCGCATGAGTCCTGCGGATCAGGAAAAGTGGCTTCAAGAGTTTGATTCGCCGCTGATGTGATGCGGCGGTAAAGGTTTCGCCCACGCGGGCGGAAAATGGAAAGGCGCATGAGTGCCCTCACACGCAAGAGAGGACACACTCATGGCAAGTACCATCATCCCCATCAACGACCCGAAGGCGGTCGCTCGGTGGTCTGCGGCGCTTTTCGTTGACATCGCCCGCGAGTCTTTTTACGACTCCGCGCTGACAGGCCAGGGGCAGAACGCGATGACGCCGTTTGTCGCGCTGACGGACCTGGAATCCAAGGCCGGCGACACGATCAAGTACGACCTGAACTTGCAGCTGAAGGGCAAGCCGGCGCACGGCGACGTGCGTATCACCGGCACCGAGGAGAATCTGCGTTTCGCCTCGGACGAGCTGAAGATCGATCTGATCGGCAAGAGCGTCAGCGCCGGTCGCACGATGACCCAGAAGCGCACGCTTCACGACCTGCGCTCCGTGGCTCGTGACCGCCAGAAGGACTACTGGGCGCGTCTTTCCGACGAGTACAAGACCATGTACCTGTCGGGCGCTCGCGGCGTCAACGCGGACTTCGTGGAAGACATCGGGTTCACGGGCTTCGCGGGCAACGCGCTGACCGCTCCGAGCACGTCGCACCACCTGTTCGGCGGCAATGCGACGGCGTTCAACGACATCGACTCGAACGACAAGGCGGATCTCAAGCTGCTGGACCGCGCGGTCACGAAGTCCAAGACGATGGGCGGTGGCTCGACCAACGTCCCGCGCATCCGCCCGATCAAGTGGAAGGGCCAGGAGCGGTGGGTGGCGGTGTTCCACCCGTACCAGATCTACGACATCCGCACGAACACCAGCACGGCGCAGTGGCTGGACATCCAGAAGGCCGCAGCCGGGGCCGAAGGTCAGCAGAACCCGATCTTCCGCGGCTCGCACGGTGCGTACAACGGCGTGGTGATCCAGGAGCACGACACGGTGCTTCTGTTCGACAACGCCGGTATTGGCACCAACCAGCCGGCGGCACGTGCGCTTTTCCTGGGCCGCCAGGCCGGTGTGATCGCCTACGGCTCCCCGGGCTCGGGCCAGCGCATCAAGTGGCGCGAGGATCTTGAGGACCGTGGTCGCGAGTTGATCGTCACCGCCGAGATGATCGTTGGCATCAAGAAGACGCGCTTCACCGTGGATGGCACGGCTCGCGACTTCGGCGTGATGGCGCTCGACACCTACGCCACCGCGCCGGTCTGACGCAGCAGCGGAAGTCTGTTCGACAAACCCAATGCCCGGCGAGAGCCGGGCCTTTTTGTGAGGAATGAATCATGGCAACTTTCAAGAATCCGGCCAACGATCGGCCGGGCCTGTCGGTGCTCGCGCAGGGCGTGGTCGCGCACGAGAAGTTCGAGTTTGACCTTGCGGCGAGCTATGCCGTCGGTCATTCGGTGCTGAACAGCGAAATCGTGCTGGGCTATGTGCCGGCCGACTGCAAGCTGATCCCGCACCTGTGCCGCATCACCTTCCCGAAGATGGACGATGCCGACACGGCGCGGATCAAGATCGGCTACACCGACGGCGCGGAAGATGGGCTGGTCGCGGAGCTTTCCGGCCTGAATGCGGCGTCGAAGGACGTGGTGGGCGGAACCTTCAAGGCGAGCGCCGATGTCGGATCGACGAAGGAGCCGGTGGCGATCGTCGCGAAGATGTCAACCGCGGCAGCGACTGCGCAGACGACCGGGAAGATCGTGGTCGAACTGGCGTACCGCGCCTTCAACCCGTTCACCGACTGATCGGGGGGCTGACATGCTGATTGGATACATGGGCCGGCCGGGCCGTGTGAAGCATGTCTGTGGCGAAGAGATCCGATTCGTCGATGACGGATCGGGTCGCCTGGTCGCGGATGTGAAGAGCCCCGAGGCTATCGCGGTGCTGCTGGAGCCGTACAACGCCAACCTGTTCTAC